CACAAATATAAATACAACTAAACATAAAGAATCATACATATCATTGAGGATTTGAAATGTTGAGTTCAAATTGGGCTGATTATGAATACGGTATAGATTATGATCAAGAAGAGGAGTATGAAGAGGATGTTAAGGAGGTGAATTTCACTGAGATTTTAGATCATTTATCAGCTTGGGAATGTTCTACTGATAACATTTTGTTTTCAACTGTGACAAAACACCCAAGTCAGCATTCAGTGAATTTACAGAAATCCCTTCTGATCAACAATTCAGTTGATACCCTGGAACTACTTGATGCTCTAAATTCTCTCAATACTATACCTGAAAGCTCAGAGATCTTGAGACGGAAAATTCTGAAATTTGATAAATGGTATTCAAGAAACCAAGTGGGGAGAAAACCAAATTTTGATGGAGAACTCAAACATCTCATCATGTGTTTGGAATTAGCGAAACATTTGGCAGATAAATACATCATCCTTGATGTTGATGCAGTGTTTTCAGAAAGTTTCCCAAGTGCTTCTGATATTACATTCATGTCAGATGATGGTGTGCTTTTCCTAATTGACATTACATCACAAACTTCCATTGATGCCAAATTTGTCACTTTGTCCAATCAAGCATCTGTCATAAATTATGATGGCTTGATCTGTGTTTTGTGTTTGCAATTTACCACAAATATAAAATATGACACAAGACAGGATGTGATGTTTGAAAATTCTTGGGATTCTGGAACGGAAATGTTATTAGAGAAAATGGCACCAATGGTTCTTGCTGCAGAGAAGTCTGAATTAGAATCACTTAGTGAATGCTTGGATTCAATCTTAAGAGAGGAAATAATTTCCATCATGCCTTCTTCAAATGTGAATCACAATGATCTAGATAAGCTTAAATCTGAAACCATGGAGGTCTTTTCGTCTTTGCTTAGTGTCTTGAGCATACCTGAAAACACCTCAGAAGCAGAGAAAAGATCATTATTAAGAGATTTCATTACAGGAAATTCCATTAGTGTAACAGATGCGTTTCAAAGTCTACTAGTAATGTTGAGAAACAATGGAAATGTTAATAAAGTTGCTAAGAAATTTATTGTTTCTGACTTCGAAAATTTGTTGGCATTAGATAACTTGAGAGGTTTACTTTGCAGACCCCCTGTCAGTATTGGGACAAATTATAATGATCATGCTAATCTAGATTTCAGGGTGGATTACATGTTTTGGGTTTTGAGAGTTGCTAATGAACATTACAGTAAAGAAGGCCATGATGATAAAGTCCCTATGGTTTTTAAGATGGATGGAACTTATCAACCATTATCTGTCTTTGAGTCAGCCAGCATACCTTGGGATAAACAACAAAGCCAAAGAACAAGATTTCATACTGATGTAGTGGCTTATACAAAACCTGTGTCACATAAACAAATAATGTATGTGAAGGAAACAAAGAACAACACCACCACTTTAACAGAGAAACAATTTTTTGAAATGCTCAAGGATCCAAATGTTGTCCCAAACCAGCAAGAATTCCATAAAGAATGGCAAGTTGTGGAAGAGACAGTTTACGCAAAGCATTTCCAGTTTCTTTTCAATCCAAAATATTCCACTGATGATAATTTCATAACTTTTCTCTCAAGAAATAATAAATTACAAGGTCAGACTCCATACAAGAAATTTGTCCCTCTGGCATCTAAAATAGATCAAGCAGTAAATGCAGTAGAGGAATTTCTTGACAAATCCATCTATAGTATACACAATCTTGCTTCACAACACCTGAATAAAAATTCAACTCTAAATAAAATGTCACACATAGCGACCTACAAGGTTAGTCCGAACATGATCCCTTCAATAAAAATTGACAGTCATAGAATGAAAAGTGGAATCTTTGATTACATTGATAATCTTGGCGTGCAAGCAAAAGCTTTTGCAGCACATGTCGGTACAAAACACCCATCAAACTGTGTGGTTTTCCTAAATTCTGGAAGCTATACATCTTGGACACTGTGGTATTTGCCTGGATCATTCCCTCACTTCAATTCCACATGGAGAAAGGTTTACACTATATCTGAAATGCCCAACATGAGTATATTTAAAACATGTCCTTTACGAGGTGTCAAAGGGGATCAGGATGAGGTCATTCTTTTCAAGAGGCTCCCTTTAGAAGCATATGAAATGTTGGAGACACTGTCTGATAAGGAGTCCTTGAGGATTGACAAATATGTTGATGAAAATTCCACACCTGTTTGGCAATTGTATTTCACCTCATCTCAATTCAAGAGCATTGACAAGAATAATTTAGAATGGGAACTGGAGTTGAGCCCCAAAGTTCTTCTCAGGTCGTTTTCATTGTGTGAAATGAGGGAAAAACTTTATTCACAAGAAACAGACAATCTGATTAACATGAAATTGGTGGATAAAGAATTGGCACTTGGGGCTTTATTAATGTGTGTTAATTCTCAACAACATTCCATTCAGAGCACTGCCTATCGTTATCTGCACCAAGCTCTTAATAGCCGAGATTTTGATCCTTTCCAGATAGTGAATAAAATATTAGACACTAGATGCAAGAGTGTTTTGGAAGTATACTATGTTTCTAGAATGATGATAGTATATAAACTTGCCCTGCTGATAAGATTGCATGCAGGTATTGATGTTATTAGGGCAGAAAACAAAGAGATATGTATTATGGCACCTGATTTCTTGCGAGGTAGCTCGTCCGCAGTTCTTAATAAGGCAAGTTACAATAAACCTAATTCTTTTAATAAAGATAAACAATATAGAGTTTCCTCAGAAGCTGATTGTGTCAAAGCTTTATGGGATCAGATTGATGATTTGAATAATATTTTAACCAATGACAGAGAAGCTTACATTGGAATGCCCATTGATTTATTTTGTGCACTCAAGGTAAATGGTCTTGGTAGCATAGATGATCTCAAGAGTGTGCTATTAGCTAATCAAGATTCTTTAAGAGCATACACTAGAAGAATCCTTCATACAACCTCTATGAAGCCTTTGGTGAATAACTTTTGGCATGAATTTTGGGGTTTAATTAATCTGAGATTGGAAATAGAGACTGTCTCTATGTCAGAAATTTTGAGTGGAAAGCCCATAAATGAGTTATTCACTATAAAGGGCTCTACTACTAGTTTGAAACTCACAGATTTGAACTCAAATCTGGCTAAAAGAAAAGTCACAGCAATGTGTGTGATGCTTCAAAGATTAGAACATGAAGACTCCAACATTGATGATGCTAACACCATAACAAATACAATTGATAGTGAGGTCTGTTTTGATATGCTAAGTGTAACAAGAAAAATTATGAGTTCATCATATGTTAGAGCATCTGACATGATTTGTCAATTTTCAGAGAAAGATGCGCCAGGCAAATCTAGGGAGATCAGTACTCTTAATATAGAGTTTGGGGTTCTAAGCTTAATAAATGAGATTGTGGCAGCAAAGGCTAGTGAACAAATACCTGAAGACTTGATAACCCATTCTTCAAAAGAAGAGGTCATATACAAAAATGTTGTGGAATTTGAACGAGAAGTAACATCTAGAGATAAATATGAGGTTATATATGTAAATCAGGATAAGAGTAGATTTGGCCCAAACAGGAAAAATGCCAGTATGCTGCTTACGGCTCTCATCATTTCCAAAGACCAGGAAACATTTAACAACTTCTCATTTGCTTTATACAAATCATCCAAAAGGAAAGTTGCATATCCTCATGAAATAGTTAAGCAAGCTCTTGACATCAGGAAAGTGAATATTGAAAGTATCAATAAACAGATATCCAATGTTAAACAGGCTTTTAAAGTTCCTGATCAAAGAATATATGAACAAGGTTTCACATCAAAAGTCATGAATGAAATATTAGATCAATATCACAATGGGAATAAATATGGTCCCAAAAGTACCTTTTATGCAGAGCCTGTTGAAGGCATGGCAGGTCAAGGGATAGGTGGGATCATCAGCAGCATACAACATGCAGCCATGTGTAGATTAGCTTCCAAATTAACTAGGGAAACTTTGGGTTGGAAATGGAGAACATTTGTGACAAGTGATGACAGTCTTACATGTGTAGTTTATCCTAAAGGTGACTCAATGAAAGTGCACAATGGAATAAAGAATTACATAAGTAGATTTAATTATTCATGTGGTCTCATAGAAAATCTTGGAAAATTTACAGCTTCTTCCCAAGGTTCAGAGATGAATGGTTTTTTCATGCTAAATGGTGAACCTATAGTCTCTGTATGGAAATTCGGCATTGCTTATTCATCTATACAGACATCTGGCAACATTGGGGAAGATTTACTTGCTTGTATAAGTAAATGTAATGATCTCTATAGGAAAGGAGGTTCCTATTATCTATGTTGTATTCTGGGTTTAAGTTTGATGACATTTGTGTTAGATGCATATAGGTTGTGGTCATCATATCTCTATAATTTGAATGTGGAGGATATAAGTTATCTATGGACTTTACCACCTGAAATCCTGGGACTTCCAGTAATTGATCCAGTCTCTGCCATCATAAGTCCCATAGGTACTAGAATATCTTCAATAAGATCCGAAAGATTTACTCCAGATGAATCCCAGAATTACATTAGGTTTCTACTGGAATCAACATTGACATCTAGTAAATATGATCAAGTAACTAAGAACTATGAATCTAAAACTTTGAATGTACAACCTCATTTACATCTTGTAGAGACTGACGAAGGTGGGAAATTTGGTTTAAATGCAAGATTGCCTCCAACCGTGAATGGTCTAATTGGCTCTCTAAACAGAAGATCTTATGACACTAGGCTTGCAATGGAGATTGGTGAAATAGTTAAAGCTCACACTGGAAAATCTAGTTCAAGTCGATATAAACTTGATTCCCTCTTATGCTCAATCACAGAATCTTTACAGATTCCAGTAAAGAATGGGACAACTGCAAGGTCAGTCTTTGACCAATTCAAAGATGTTGCACATAGTCCCAATTTCCCTTTCCTAAAAGTCACTGAAAACTCATTCTTTGATGATGAACTTAAAGGGAAGAAAATTAGTCTGAATAATTTGAGAGATATAATAAAAAGTAAAGCTGTCTTGAAAAGGATGGAAACAAGATTCCTAAACACACTCAAGGTTGAAAACAAGTTCAAAACTGGTATCAGTAACCTCCTGAAGTTCCTTGTAATGGAATCTAACAAATGCAAGATAATTTCTGATTACATGTGGTCATGCAATCTAGTTAGAAATAAGACAGAGTTTGATTATGATGAGTCAAAATCAGAGAAATCAAGATTCAAAAATACGAGAAGACGTCTTTTGGCTTTACACCCTGAAGCTGAAGGTTCAGAAGGTTTGAGCTTAGACTTTGATTTGATCAGGTCAGAAATTTTCAGTCAGTATTATAAACATGATCATACAAAAGAGAAAAAGCTAAGATATACGTTGGAACATGGTGATGGTGATATGGAAGAGAATGAGGCAATATTACAAACAGATAATACTATAAGTAGATTAAAAGCTCTATTACCAGTAAGACAAATGCTTTACACAGAATCCCCTGCAGGCATTCATGACAGAACTCATGATATGGTGAATTGGTTGAGAATGAATGCTAAAGATGGTCATATATTTTCAACTAGCTATCAAGTTGCTCAGCTTGCAATGAATCTTGATATGAAGGGAAGGTCCGGAGACAATACAAATTCAGAATATTTGGAATTTAACAATTTAGTGAACCTCAGCATTTTCAATGAACCCCAAGTGGAAGGAGACTTGTCATTACATGGAGCATCTTATAATAGAATTAGTGGAGCAGTCATTAGGACACCAAAAGAGACAGTTTACCATTATGATGGGGTGACATCTTTAGAGATGGATAGAGAGTTAATAATGGGCAAATCCAAATTAAGATTAGAATGGACTCCTTATGTGGCTAAGTTCTCCAAACTGCCCACTTCAACATGGTATGGCAATCAACATTATCGGGTGAAATTCAAAGGCATAAGATCAAATCTGATGAATGTGGAATCTTCATATCTAACTTCATTCACAATAAAAACCAACAAAACACATGTTTATGATCATCTGATAGTAGTTTATTGCAATAACAAATTACAGTCTAAGAGAAAAGGTTCAAAAACTCAAGATATACTTGAGATCTTCAAAGATTCTTTGAAGTTTGAAAATTCTGACACCCCCTCAGATAGGTATCATGTAATTTACATTGATAGATACACTATTACCAGTTTGATTTTACTTGGAATGAGGACATTCATTAGAATCATTGATGATGCAGGTGTTTTCTTATTACCAACCTCAGATGTCTGGAATCTTACTGATCTTACGATGGAGTCAGCTTTAAGTCTACAAGCAATGAAAGATGCACAAGAAGCTCATCTGAGTAGAATAAAGAAACTGTGGGTAATAAAGAGCAATAGAGAAGTGAAAGATTTATCTAGTCTCAAAACTCCAATAACAAAATGGCAAAAAGATCATGAGAGAGATTTTAATGAATTCTGTGATTTTCTTAAAGAAGTTCAACCAGGTGATTTCAAAACCATGACCACTAGATTCAAACTTGCAATTTTGGACATTTATTCATCATTTTTCATTGATGGTGATCTCAAGGGACTAAGGGATACAAAGACAAATGAAGTGAACAATGACTCAATACATGATTCACCCGGTTATTTTGAGAAAGTTCTTAGAGCTGATCATATAGCCAGCTGGGTTTCAAGATGTTCATCTCACATCATAGAACACATATGCACTTTCTACAAAATATGGGACAAATTTAGAACATATTTTACGGAGACCTTCATAAAGTCTGGTAATGCTGACATGATAAATGCACCAGTCAGATACAATGAATATCTAGGTGATGATGAATCGGCATATGAGAATGTATCAATCAGAAAATTAGGGATGGCTTCATCAGTTTTGGATTCTGACTTCAATTTGAAAGAAGGATACAAAGAACAACATAAACCCATAAATTCAAGATTCAACAAACTGAAGGAAGCCTTATTGAGTATGAAGAATTCCCAAGAGAATGAGGAGAGTGCTGCTGTTGAAGACAGATTTGCAAGGGTTGCTGCTAGGTTGAAGAAACATGATGAACCACCCAAGATTGAGGACACAGTTGATGTGTTGGCTTTACTTGATTTGGGGACAGCAGATCTTGATGATTTATCTGAAGAGAATATAACTTTTGGTTGAACCCATGTCTTTTTTCAAAAAAAGAGCACCCAGAGGATTCAAAGTAATAAATATTTGATATCTGAATCCTCTACGATGCCCTCTTCAAGAATGAACTTGAGCACCTTCATATAAGCTTCCTTCATGCAATCTTTGACATTGCCACCTTCAGATGTGAATTCTCCTCTAGTGATCCCGTCAATGGTAAGGAACACTGTAATAGTATGAACTCCAAAGTTTTCTTCACATAATTCCAAAGTACTTAAAACACCCTTTTGATTTAAAGAATGGATTATACTTTTATAGTCATAAGACACAAATTGAGTAGATGTTATTTTCTTTCTTTTAGCCATGGCTTTTGAAAAACCTTTAATCCTATGCTCCTCTAATTCTATGTCCTTGATTGCAAAATGAAAATAATCCTTGACAAGATAATAAGGGTTGCAACCTGCAAGATGTGCAGCACCACAAAATATTTCGAATTTGTCACAGGCAGCATGAATGTCTAAAATTAGTTCATTGGACACATACCTGTTCAAAGCTGCATTACTTTTAAGATTTGATGAAACAAATCCTGCCTCTTTAATAGATAAATTTTCATAACTCAACTCAGTCACCTGCAAACCAAAAACTTTGTCCCCAATGTCTTCAAGTTTATCAAATGATTCACTATTTAAGACTTTGAATATTTTATCACTCTCACCTGTTAGAAGAGACACTTCTAAAAACCTCTCAAATAAATCTCTAGGATAATCCATCATTCTTATTTTATGTGCTTCTAACTAATTCTTTTTGGATTTCAATCACGTTTTGTCTTATTCTTT